GTGCTGGGTGTTGATGTCGCAAGGTATGGTGACGACCGCACGGTAATATTCCCAAGGCAGGGTTTATATGCCGGAGAACACCCCATCGTCCTTCGAAATGCCGATACACATGAAATCGCGGGTCAAGTAGCGCGAAAGTTTGATGATTGGGGTGCTGATCACATATTTATTGACGACACGGGGGGTTGGGGAGCGGGCACAATAGACGCTCTGCTGCGCCTTGGATATCCCGTAACACCGGTAAACTCATCATCAAAGGCTTTCAACCCCCGCTACATGAACAAGCGGGCGGAAATGGCATTTGAGGGTGCGGAGTGGGTGAAGAAGGGGGGCGCTCTGCCGGACATGGTGGAATTAACACGCGAGGCGACCGCTGCAACATACTTCTTCAACGCCGGAAGGTTGCAGTTGATTGAGAAGGATATGATCAAAAAGTTAATTGGAAGTTCTCCGGATTTATGGGATGCATTTTTACTAACTTTCGCGTCGCCGGTAGCTTCCATGTCAGCGTCCGACAGGTTGATGGACGCTGCAGGGCATGGAAATTACAAACCACTAAAGGTTGACTATGATCCGTTTGATGAGTCCAGAGCAACCTGAGGTATTTGATCGGTTGCATAAGTTGGTGTTGAAGAAAAGTACCGACTATTTGCACAGGGATGCCGACAAGTATATGCGGATGGTGTTGGAGCACGGGGTGTTATATGTATTCGATGAGTGTATCATTGTTGTGCGACATGAGAAAGATGAACCATGTTCTGCGTGGTTGTTTTTTGAAAAGTTTAATCGTAATGTTGTGCGGGCAATGGCCGAAGTATCACAAAAGTTGGCTGAAACGGAACATGTTCTTGTGTCAACACAGGACCAGCGGATTGTGCGAATTCTGCAAAAAATGAAGTATAGGGTCATATTGCAGAAGTGTGGGGAATATTACATGATTAGGAGGCGATATGTGCGGGATACATTTGACTGATATACGTGATGCAGTGGAAACAGCAGTGGCACTTGCGGGAAATTATTTTTTGCCGGGTTCTAGTGCACTTACATCAAAATGGGTGAGTAAGGGGTCACAAAAGAACTTGAACTCGGATGCGGGGAAGATTGCCCAAATAGGGACAGCTGGAGCCGGGGCGTACAACGGGAATCTGGCAAATTACGGAAAAACCTATGATGCGATCACAGGGGCTGGCGGCGGGACTGGTGGCGGAACAGCGGGAGAAGTCGCCACATACACAGCTAGGCAAAAAGCGCAAGACGCTATGCTACTCTATGCTATAATGGGTGGTGGCGGTGGCGGTGGCGGTGATGCCCCGCCACCACCACAGATGGCTGATATCCCAGCCCCTCCAGAGAATTTATCCTATTTACCGGATTTATCAGCGAAAGCCCTTGCTGCACAAGGGAAGAAGAGGGGGCGTGCTTCAACCCTAAAATCTAATCAGTCTGGCCAAGAATCTTTGGGTGGGAATACCAACAGAAAGACTTTAGTGGGATTATAATATGGCCCAAGAAACCGAACGCGAACGGCTGGAAAAACTCTACTCATGGCTTGATGTAGAGCGTGGAACGTTTTTGTCCCATTGGCGGGATTTAGCCGACCACACGTTGCCGCGCAGGTTACGTTTATCAACTTCCGACGTCAACAGGGGGGACAAACGTAACACGAAGATTGTGGATTCAACAGCCACCCTCGCGGTTCGTACCTTAAAATCCGGAATGATGGCTGGTATCACTAGCCCGGCTCGCCCATGGATGCGCCTTGTCACTCCTGACCCCGATTTGAACGAGCGCCGGGATGTGCGTGACTGGTTACATTTAATCACGCAACGCATGCACACCATATTCCTACGGTCAAATTTATATAATGCATTACCAACGCTGTACGGCGATCAGGGAGTATTTGGCACTGGGGCCATGGCCGCGCTTGATGACGTACACGATGTGGCCCGCTTTCAGTCGATTCCGGTAGGCTCATATTTGATGGCGATAAATGATCGTGGAATAATTGACACATTTATTCGCGACATCCCAATGACGGTGCGTCAAGTTGTGCGTCAATTCGTAAATATGAAAACCCCGGAGAGTAAGCGATGGGATAACGTGTCACTCACGGTAAGAAATTTGTATGATACCGGGAATTTAGATGCGCAGGTGTGGGTGGCGCAAGCCATTACTTCTAACGATGATTATAATTCTACCTTAATCGGTCAGGGTCGGAAAAAGTATCGGTCTGTGTATTATGAAAGAACTTCCGATGACCATGACAGGTTATTGAAGGTTTCCGGGTACGATGATTTCCCCATCCTAGTCCCGCGTTGGGATGTGGCAGCGGGCGATGTATATGGCACAGCGTGCCCCGGAATGGATGCGTTGGGGGACATTAAAGCCTTGCAATTGATGCAACGCCGCAAGGCTGAGGCGGTAGAAAAGATGGTGCGCCCTCCGATGGTTGGCCCGTCGTCTTTACGCACCGCGAAGGCATCAATCCTTCCGGGGGACATTACGTTCATTGATGTGCGTGAGGGGCAACAGAAATTTCAACCTCTGTATGAGGTGAATCCAAGGGTAGCCGAGTTGGTGGGTGATATTAAAGAGCATCAGGCGCGGATTTCCCGAACATTCTACGAGGACTTGTTCCTTATGTTGTCGCAGTCCGACCGGCGGGAAATCACAGCCCGCGAGGTTGATGAGAGGCATGAGGAGAAGTTGTTGATGCTTGGCCCAACACTTGAGCGCGAGAATGATGAATTGCTTGACCCGTTGATCTCACGGGTGTTTAATATCATGGAACGTAGGGGTATGGTCCCCCCAGCGCCGGAAGTTTTGCAGGAGCAGACGATCAAGGTCGAATATATCTCGATCATGGCACAGGCCCAAAAGATGGTGGCCATGTCGGGATTGGAGAGGTTTGCCAGTTTTGTTGGAAACATGGCGCAAGCGATGCCCACCGCGCTGGATAAAATTGACAGCGACAACATGGTGGATGAGTATGCTGAAATGACTGGTGTATCACCACGAATTTTACGCACGGATGAACAAGCGGCTGACTTCCGTCAGAAGCGTGATCAGGCGGCGCAAGAAAAAGCGCAAGCCGAGAATCAGGCGCTGGCGGCACAGGCACAGCGCGATCAATCACAGGCGCAGATGAATGGCGCAAACCTTCAACAACAGATGGGGTTATAATATGGCTGAAGAAAAAGTAAGTATGAAGATAGTCCCAAAGGCGCACGACTCTGAACCGGCCACCCTCGACGGGGATGCTCTATACCCGTACGGGTTGCGCATCACACTGAATTCCGAGGCATTGAAGGCTTTGGGGTTGGATAGGCTGCCCGCAGTGGGTTCAGTTATGTGCATTGAAGCCGATGTGAAGGTTATTGGTGCTCGCTCTAATGAAGAAACAGACGGGGTTGAAAATAGTGTGGAATTGCAGATAACCGATATGGTGTTTTGCAACCCGGCTGAGGAAGATAAGAAGAAAGACGCGGCGGGGGTGTTATATGGCGCGTGATGAAAGAAAACCACGTAATGCCGCAGATGAAGATCAAGTAAGGCGGGATACAGAACGTGCAAAGTCCTTGCGTGAGAGAGAGCTCAATGATATAATCATGATATTGGATAGCCCTGCAGGGGAAAGATTTTTATGGCGCTTGCTGGGGCACTGTGGTACGTTTGAAAGTATCTGGGAACCAAGCGCCAAAATTCACTATCTATCAGGAAAACAAGATGTAGGACATTTCCTGATGGCAGAGATTGTTGAAGCCAAGCCAGAGGCTCTGGTTAAGATGATGAAGCAAAACGGCAATTTAACTTAAGGGAGGACCAAATGCCACCAGAAGAGACACCAGCCCCGGCCCCAGCACCCGCGCAAGCCCCGGCCCCAGCAGCAATTCCGGAATCGATTCCAGCCCCAGCACCCGCAACGGCCCCGGAATCGGCACCAGCGCCCACTCCGGCGGAACCAGTGAAATATGATCTCAAGTTGCCGGAGGAAGGCTATTTTGACCCGGAAGTAGTAAATCGGGTTGCAGAAATGGCCAAACGGTTGAACTTAAAGTCTGAGGATGCTCAAGGCATTCTGGACGCCTCGGTCAATGAGGTAACAGAGTTCGCGAAAAACATGGACGCTGGTATGGAGGCGGCAAAAGTTGAGTGGGCAAAGTATGTGGCCTCTGATAAAGAAATTGGTGGGGAGGCCCTCTCACAGAGCAAGGAATTGGCAAAGGCAGTATTAACCAAGTTCGGGACCGAGGGACTTATCAAAGACCTCGAAAGAACGGGTTTAGGAAATCACCCTGAAATGTTGCGCCTATTGTCGCGAATTGGCCGCTCCATGAAGGAAGATGATTTCATTGCTGGCGGAAGCAATTCCGGAGGAAACAAAAACGATATGGACGCGGCATCGCGTCTGTATGACAATCCAAGTTCCAAAACGTTATAAAGGAGAACCAAAATGAAACAGGTAATTGAAAAGTATGTTGGTTGGCCGCAGTTGCTGCTGATCATTGTTGGTGTGGCGTTGGCCATCATGGCGTCGCATGGCATCGGGTATGCCACAGCGGACGTCGCCGGTGGTATCGCCCTCGTTGGAGCAACCCTCCAGTCGAATGTACTGACCCTGCACGATTGGGCCAAACGCCTCGACCCGGACGGCAAGACCCCGACCATCGTTGAATTACTGGCTCAAACCAATCCGATCCTTACCGATGCTATGTTCATGGAGGGCAATTTGCCGACGGGGCATCGTACAACGGTGCGAACCGGCCTCCCCACTGTTGCGTGGCGTTTGTTGAACGGCGGCGTTGCTACCAGCAAATCGCAGACTGCTCAAATCGACGAGCAGTGCGGCATGTTGGAGGCATGGTCCGAGGTGGATAAGGACTTGGCCGAACTGAACGGCAACACTTCCGCGTTCCGTTTGTCCGAGGGTCAGGCGTTTATTGAAGCCATGAATCAGGAAGCCGCATCCACTCTGTTCTACGGTAATTCGGGTTTGTCCCCGGAGGAATTTACCGGATTGGCTGTCCGATATTCCAGTCTGAGTGCCGGAAACGCGCAGAACATCCTGGACGCCGCTGGTGTGGGCACTGACAACACTTCCATCTGGTTGTGTTCGTGGGGTGCAAACACCATGCACGGCATCTTCCCGAAGGGTTCCAAGGCCGGTCTGATTCATGAAGACATGGGGTTGGTTACCGTGAATGACGTGGTTGCCGGAGGCGCAAACGGTGTCGGCCAAGGTACCCGCATGCGGGCATACCAAGATCACTGGCAATGGAAGTTGGGTGTTGCCCTCCGCGATTGGCGTTATCAGGTTCGCATTGCGAACATTGATGTGAGCAATCTGGTCGGTGAATCCAGCGCGGCAGACCTGATCAAACTCATGATCAAGGCAATCTACCGTCTGCCGTCCACAAATCTGGGCCGCCCGGTATTCTACATGAATCGCACAGTTGCGGAAATGTTGGATATTCAGCGTTTCAATGTGGTTGCGGCGGCTGGCCTTCGCTACGACGAAGTGGATGGCAAGCAGCAGATGTCGTTCCGTGGTATTCCCATTCGCCTCAACGATGCTTTGGCTAACTCCGAAGCCGCTGTGGTTTAATCAACAAAGAAAGGCAGGTGAATCATGATTCTCGATAAACTTAGTACGCTGAGCGATGCTCAAGCGCTGACCGCAACCGCGATCTCCACTAACGTAGTTGATTTGTTGGCGGCTGGTCGTGGCCTTCCGGATGGTACTCCGTTGGAGGTGGTGCTGACTGTCGATGTTGCGGCGGACGCCACCACCGGTGACGAAACGTATGCCGTCAGTGTGGACACTTCTGCTGTGGTTGGTCTTACAACTCCCACGCAGTTGTGTTCCCGTTCCATTGCTCGTACCGCGTTGACCGCCGGTTCGCGCCACCATTTCCCTCTACCGTCCGGTGTGGATATGTTGCGCTATCTTGGCATCAACTATACCTTGGGTGGCACTACCCCAACGGTAACGGTTACGGCCTCGGTTCAGCCAGTAAATATGGCCAGCGAAACGGGTGTGAACCACCACTATCCGTCCGGCAGTGTGATTGAGTAATGGTAATTGAGGCCCGTCTTGTGCGGGCCTCATTTTTTGGGGGGGTAGACACGATGACCATCAAAGTAAAGGCAACACGCATGGGTTTTTACGAAAATCAGCGGAGGTATGCTGACTCTGAATTTGAAATCAAATCCGAAAAGGATTTGGGTAGTTGGATGGAAAGGGTAACACCACTTCCGACGGCGGATACCGTCGATCTGGATGAAGTTGTTTCTGACGGTGCGGACGAAAAATCCGAGCACCAGCTTTGCGCTGACGAGGCCGCTATTTTGGTTAGCTTGGCGGATACGATGGAAGAAAAAGCATCGAAAGCTCGTGCCGCATTGAAGAGCAACAGCAAGCGCGAGTTACGCGAACAAGTCGAGGCCATGGAGCAACAGGCGAAGGAAGCCCGTGCAACGGCGGATGAAGCAAGCTCGCAACTTGATCAGGAAGTCGATCTTTAAGGAGTAAATCATGGCCGAAAGAGCAGCAGTAGCTAAAGATTTCGCCGACGCCAGAGTGGTAACGTGGTCGGGTTTATTAAACGGGGACACCGGAGCGCCAGTTGGCTTTATGGGTTCTGGTGATAAGTCCATTCAATTTGCTGGTACGTTTGGGGTCGGTGGTACTGTTGTACTGGAGGGCACGTTGGATGGAGTTAATTACCACACGTTGTCTGATTTGCAGACGTTGGCGATCAGCAAAACGGCGGCGGCTCTTGAGGGGGTTGCTGAGGTGGTACTGAATGTTCGTCCACGCGTTACGGCGGGCGATGGTACTACTAATTTAACGGCAACCCTTCTTGTGAGGCAAAAGTAAGCAACTTAAGACAAACGACTGATGAAGCCTAAAAACTCGTCAAAATGTTGGTTGGGGTTGCTGATTTCAATTGCAAATATTAGGAGAAGGTGATGCCGTCTACAGTTGAAATTTGTAATATGGCCTTGGGCCATACTGGCGTTCAGCAAACAATAGCTAGCTTGGATGAGCAATCAAACGAGGCCCGTGCATGCAAGCGATTCTATACTCAGACGGTGAAAGAGGTATTGCAAAAATTTAACTGGCCGTTTGCCACGAGGTATGTTTTATTGGCCGTAGTTGAGGAAGCCCCGAACGTGGAATGGGCGTATTCTTACAGATATCCAACGTCTTGTGAAAAAGTTCGCAGAGTTATCCCCTCGGATATTACTGTTGACGACAATTACAGGGACCCATTTGTTGTGGCTTCTGATTCTTCTGGGAAGCTTATTTACTCAAATCAACTCACGGCTATGGTCGAAATTACATTTAGTGTGACTGACTCACTATTGTTTGATTCCATGTTCGTTGGTGCTGTGAGTTGGAGACTGGCTAGTTTAATTGCTCCGTCCCTCACGGGGAACAATTTTAAAGAAGTGGTGACGCACACAATTAACGGGTATAAGGAAGCTATTTCAGCCGCGTCAACATTCGCCATGAATGAGGGCCACGTAAGTACGTCCCCATATAGTGAAATAATTCAAGCGAGGGAATGATGGCTGACATTATCCAAAGGTCGTTTTCCGGGGGTGAGATAGCCCCATCTTTGTGGGCGCGGGCGGATCAATCAAAATATGCTAATGGGTTGCGTACATGCAGGAATTTTGTTGTTCATAAGCACGGGGGGGTGTCCAATAGGGCTGGAACGGGGTTTGTATCTGAGGTAAAAGACTCCACAAAAGTAACTATTTTGGTTCCGTTTCGGTTTAGTAATACCCAAACTTATGCAATGGAATTTGGGGATGGTTACGTTCGGTTTATACGTGATGGCGGTCAACTTATTGTAACAGACGGGGACGCCCCTGCGTATTCCGGCGCAACCTCCTATATCGTGGGGGATTTGGTCACTGATGGCGGCATCAGGTATTATTGTGTGGCGGCAACCACTGGTAACGCCCCACCCAATGTTACGTATTGGTATCCGTTGGTGGGAGACGTTTATGAAATTCCAACCCCATATACTGAGGCCGATTTAGGGGGATTAAGGTTTACGCAGTCAATAGATGTGGTATCGATTGTACACCCGTCACATGACCCTATGGACCTTTCAAGGTATGGTAATGTTCGTTGGACATTAACAACTACTGATTTCGGGCCCACTATTGCACCCCCAACATCGCCCGCCGCCGCTAATGGGACGGCTGGAACCACTGTGTGGCGCTATAAAATCACCTCAACAGATTCGGAAACCGGCGAGGAGAGCGAACCTACCCCCAGTTTTTCATGTACCGGGGGCACACCGACATCGGCAGCACCAAACGTAATAACTTGGACGGCTGAGCCAAATGCGTCACAGTATACCATCTATAAGGAATTAATCCCCGGAAACGGTGTATATGGAGCCGCCGGTCTTGCATCGGGGACAACATTTAACGACATCAACATCGTTGCCACCTCGTCACAACAACCGCCCGTAAATAAACAACCTTTTACCGGGGTGGGAAATAAACCATCAGTGATAGCGTATTATCAGGGGCGGCGGGTTTATGGAGCGACCAACAATAACCCGGAGCAGATAAATACTTCGAAATCTGGTTTGTTCAACAATATGTCCATTTCAACTCCTTTACGCAGCGATGATGCTGTAACGTTTTCGTTGGCGGGTGATTCGGTAAATCGGGTGGTTGGTCTAGTTGGCCTTCGCAAGTTGGTGTTGCTTACCGAAGCCGGTGAGTGGTCGGTAGAGGGTGATTCCTCCGGGATATTGACCCCGGAATCGATAAACCCAACACAGCAATCGTTTAATGGGGCGGCAAACATACACCCAATCGTTATTGGTAACGAAGTTTTGTATGTGCAGGCGCGTGGGGGGGTGATTCGTAACCTTGGATATGAATTTACATCCGATGGTTATAAGGGTGACGATGTAACTTTATATGCTACCCACCTGTTTAGGGGGAGGTCCGTTGTAGATTGGACATATGCACAAATACCTGACTCCACTGTATGGGTTTGCATGGATGATGGGGCATTACTGGGCCTAACATACATCAAGTCACAGCAGGTGTGGGGGTGGCACAGACATGATACGGCGGCGGACGGCGTGGTGGAATCCTTGTGTGCCATACCGGAATCCAGTGAGGATGCTCTGTACATGATAGTTAATCGCTTAATAGGTGGTGTTGAAAAACGATATATTGAACGCATGCATTCAAGAAATTTTACCAACATAACTACCGACGCAATTTTTGTAGATTCAAGTTTAATGTATGATGGTACAAACCTGAATATAATGAACACAATGACCCTTACAGGGGGGACGTTGTGGGATAATACTGAGGATTTAATGTTGGATTCTGTATCCAGCACGTTTTCTGCTGGTAGTGTGGGAAACAGGGTGGTGCTGGTGGGGTCTGTTAACCAGAAGTTAGATATAGTGACTTATGTGTCCCCGACTCAAGTTATTGTTAGGAGTATAAATGATGTGGGTGTAGAGTTCCGGGGGATAGCCATATCGGATTGGTCTATGGCCGTTGATGTTGTTGCGGGTCTTTCTCACTTGGAAGGGCAAGTGGTGTCTGTGCTGGCCGACGGCAATGTTGTGTCCAATGGGGTCGATGCCCCGTTGTTTGTTGTTACTGGTGGTCAGGTAAATCTCAGCAACTTATACTCCATAATTCATATGGGTTTGCCAATTGAGGCAGATGTAGAAACGTTAGATTTAGATGGGGCCGATCAAAGGACTGCGTTAAACAAAGAATCGCTTGTGTCAAGGGTGGACCTCATGGTAGAATCTTCTCGTGGGGTGTGGGTTGGACCTGATTCCGACCATCTAACAGAGTATAAACAGCGCAGCACGGAAAATTATAACGAAACAACTAGATTGGTTACTGGCGTCATTTCTGTGGCCATGAATGCATCATACGGGAAGGGTGGTAGGGTCTTTATAAGGCAGCGGGACCCATTACCATTGACTGTATTAGCCGCAATACCGGTGGGCAGATTGGGGGGAACGTTATGAATGTTATGAGTGGGTGGTATAGTTATCTCCCGGCCATTTTGTCCGGGGTCAGCGCCATATCATCGGCCAGCGCTGCTAGAAAGCAGGGGAAATATGAGTCTGCAGCATTTCGAACAAATGCCGCATATGCTCGCATTAATGCGAACGATGCCTTGGCCCGTGGGCAGACTAGCGCGATGTCAGCCGCAGTAAAAGCCCGTATGATAGTGGGTAGCCAGCGTGCTGCTTTGGCGGCGCAAGGTATTGATATAAGTTCTGGCTCCGCTTTAGATGTTCAGGTTAATACCGGCCATTTATCCGAGTTGGATATTATGAACATAAAGAATAATGCCGCCAGAGAAGCGTGGGGGTACAATATTCAAGCCAGTGATTATGAAAATAGGGCCACTCTAGCAAGCATGGAGGCTAGTAATAAGTCTAGATCGACGTTGTTGACCGGCGGACTTGAGACATTGCGTTTATTGGGGTAAAGGTATAATATGGCTATTACTGTACCACGGGCTGATAGGTCTGTTGAATTGCATGCATTGTCTGACGCGAGGGTGTCAACCAATGCGCCGTCCGGTGCGTTTGATTCGGGTTTGTCCCAAGTTAATAAAGTAGCTCAACAGATTTTTGCTGAGGAAAAGAAGAAGGCCGACGCTACGGCTTTTTATAGCGCTGATTTGGAAGCATCAAAGTTGCAGGCGCAAATCGAAACGAAGTATAAAACGGAAAGGGTGGGCGACAGGGCAATGGGCGCTGCCCAAGATGCCGACATTGAGTTTGAAAAGGAATCAGCAAAGATTCGTGGGGCATTATCTACCGATCAGCAGGAGATTTTCGATCGTTCATTATCCCAACGTCGCGGAGCATTGTATAGTGTACTAGAGCATCACGCCTCATCGGAGCGCAAGAAATATGATGATCAGGTTATTTCTGAATATGCAGCTGGGGCGGACCGCGAGATAATTTCTTCCGCCGATTTGTACGCTGATGGCGACCCGGCGTCAGCCATTACTGCCGACAAAAATATTGGGGTGGCGATTAGTCGCAAAATTGGTGCGGTGAATAAAATAGCTGCAGACAATGGGTATGCGCAATCATGGATTGATAATAAGACAGCTGAGGTTGTGGCAGGCGCGCACCGTCAAGTTGTGGATTCGTTGTTGGCTAATGGTAAGGATATGTTGGCCAGTGATTATTTCAAAATTCACGAGAAGGAAATAATTTCCGCCGGAACCAAGGATATCGATCAGTTGCACAAGGCCCTAGCTGAGGGATCCGTTCGCGGGGAGTCTCAACGGGCGCATGATGCAATTATGCAAATGGATAAAGATTGGGCGGGGAAATATAATGTTGCTTCCGCAATAGAGAACCCTAAAGTTAGGGAGGCCACAACAAGGTTGTTGGATGAATCTCGAAATCGTGAAAATTCAATACAGACCGAGCGCGACCAAGAGGATTTTGTGCGCGGGGCAATAGATGCTGAAAAAGCCGGAACCACCAGAGCCATACCCCCCCAAGTTTGGGCAGCGTATACTCCAGCACAAAGAACCGTTATTGAGGAACGGTTGAGACATGTGAAAGAGGGTACAGAACCGGCAATGGATTATAAGGTGTGGACTAACTTTACATCTATGCCAGTTAGGGAGTTGGCCAAGCTCACCCCTTCCGATATGATGCTTAAGTATCGCCCCAAATTGGACAACCAACATTATGATGATGCTTTGCGCCAGTTTAACGCGGCGCAAAAAGCTTTGGCTGCGGGTAGTCAGGCTCTATCCGCTATGCAGTCCGATTCGGATATTGTAAAGAACGCGTGGCTACAGTACAAGGGCAAGGCGAAAGTTGATGATCTTAACGACGATGGGCGCAAACAAATGATGGAGTTTTATGACAAATCATCCGTTGAGGTACAAAAGTTTGAGCAGAAGAACGGTCGAAAGGCTACGGATGAGGAAAAGCAGACCATAGTTCGTAAAGCTTTAAAGGACCAAGTATTTATTAAAGAATTTGGTCGGGACCCACAAGTGCCAGCATTTGTAGTTAAGGAAGACCAACACGGGGGCGTTTATGTTCCTGTGGCTGAGATACCGCTAAAAGGGCGGGAGGGTCTGGTTAATTGGGCAAGGTCTAGGGGCATCATACCACAAAATGCCACCCAATCGGACGCTGAGGCGTTTTTAGGTAAGCGTTTGGAAAAAGCCTACGCTTTGGGCCTTGTTGGGGCCAGTGATGAGAGTTGGATGTCCGTTTTGTCAGACGGCCCCAATATGCCACAGAAAAGAAATAGAACATCGGTTGGTTTAATAAAAGGGAACTGATATGGGTGAAATTTTCAATCAGTTGACGGGCGGGATGGATTCGGACCCATTAACCGAATCCCCCGGAAAGTTACAGCTATCGTTTGAGGAAGCGGCTGATTCGTCACCGGATAAGGCCGCGAGAATTTTCAAGGCCCAAAAAGACACGGGTTTACCACAGGATGTAATTGAACAGCATTTGGATGAAATTGAGGCCAAGACGGCAATGAGCGGTTTTGATGCGGACAAGTTCCGCACGGAATCCCCCGCTGTGGCGTCATGGATGGCTGAAAACCCACAACACACAGCCCTAATTAAGGATGAAACTTCACTGTGGGGTGACGCTGAAAAGGCTATTTCCGCGCTGGGAGAATCGTGGCGCAACGAATGGGATTCCAGAGAGCGTAACGGGCTGGTGTTACAGGAATTTAATGGTGTAGAATTAACTCCGGAGCAACGCGCTCGTCGCGATAAGCTCGGTGGTGACATGCTGTATCGCGCCCGTCAGAATCAATACGAGAGCGATGCTGAATATGTCGCCCGTGTTAATGCCTCTGGTGTATTCCAAATGGGTCAGAGCATCAGGGAATCAATCACCGGCGCTAGTACCGGGGCCGCATTGCTTGGTGTGGCGGCAGCAGTAACAACCCCCCCTCCAATTTGGCCTGTTACTGTTCCTTCCGCCATGACTTTAGGTGCAACCAGCGGGGCATTAATGGCCGGTGGCATATATTCATACAACCAAGAGGCCCCCCGTATGTTCGATGACCTTCGTGGTATGAAGGACATCAACGGGCAAGGCATACCGGTCGAGGATGCCCGTATTGTGGCAAAGGCGTATGGTGTGGCGGCAGCCACTGTGGAGGTTGCGGCAGGTGGGTTTGTAACTTCAATGATTCCGGGTGTTAGGCAGGCTGTTGGTAAATCCCTTGGCGTCGATGTTGCTAAGGCGGCTTTGCGAAACCAGATTAAGCTGGCGATGATGCACCCAACTATCGCAGCGGCTTTAAGAGCGGCGGCTGTTGGTTTTATTGCGGCCCCTTCCACGGAAGCTTTGGAAGAATTTATACAGGCGATGTTGGCTGCCGGTGGACGCGAGGTGGCGCAGTCGATATCGGGTCAGGCGTTCGCCCCTGACGATTTTGGTAAGGATGTTGAGGGGGCGGTGCAGCAGGCGGAGGACGCATTTATCGGTTCCATCGTGGCCATGGGTGCGCCCGTTGCTGGGAGCAGGGCATATGCCGGAATTCGTGATGCCAACCGGGCCAAAAAGAATGAGGCTTATTACACCGCTTTGGGCGAGACGGTCAAGAGTTCTAAGGCATACCAGAAGATGCCTGAAAAGATACAAGAGGTTGTTGACCGCGTTACCGCTAAGGGGCCGGTGCAGGAGGTATTCATTGACTTGACGCAATTTCGCACGTATTTTCAAAACAAGGGCATGGACCCAAAAGAGGTGGCGCGTGAAATCTTTGGAAATACGGCTGAGTATGATAATGCGGTAAAAAGTGATACCGCCATTCGCATCCCTATTGCGGATTACGCGACAAAGATAGCACCCACCGAGCATAACGCCTTTTTCCAAAAGGAATTAAGAGCGGCCCCTGATTCCATGAATGCCCGCGAAGCAGAAGAACACCATAAAGAAATTGAAAAAATGGTGAGGGAACAGGCTGACACCATAAAGCAAGTTAGGGATGAGATTTCCGCTCGTTTAGTAAAGTTGGGTTATGAGCAGTCTACTGCTAATACTATGGCTGTACAAATGGGAGAGTTTTTCAAAGCACAGGCCAAGGGCCTTGGTATTACCGACCCGATGCAACTATTGGAGCGGTATGGTGTCGATATTCAGCGGGGGAATGAGTTGACCCCCGCCCCGGCTGGTGGTACAATGCAGTATAGACAAGGAGAAGAAAATGACCTCGATTTCACAGCAGGACTTGGCGGAGAAGAAAATGACCTCGATTTCACAACAGGACCTAGCGTTGCTGGCACAACTCTCACCGGAAGCCCGATACGAGAGAAATTTGCGTCGGATACAAGTGTTCGAGAAAATGCGCCAGATGGACGAAGCCGACCCGGAGTCGCTTATAGAGCAGCAGTCACTCCTCTCACGGTTGAAGACTTTGGAAGAGGAAGACATGGCAAAGCTTCGGGGAACGCCTCATCCAGCTTAGGTGTATTTTTCACCAATAAACGAAGTTATGCAAACGCACATGCCAAACATGTGGGTGGTTCTGTATCCAAGTATTACCTCGATCTGCGCAAGCCTGTGCGGATGACCAATGACGAAATTAATCATATCTACAATGATGAAGACAGCCTAGAAGTAGCAAGGGCTAAGTATAGGGCGTTCGCCGACAAACTTATTGCCGCTGGCCACGACGGTATAATCATCACTTCCGGCGGCTTGGGCCGGGACGATTATGTTGTGTTCAACCCCGAATCTGTAATTCCCATCAAGAGTGGTGTCACATACTTCCAAAAGAAATCTAACTATTTGGCCGAGACATTAGGTGAGAAGTTGGTTGCTGCATATACTAGAGATTCCGGGGTGGGCAGTAACATCAGTGTGGCAGGGGGGCATGTTGGGGTTAAAGAAATAATGGCCTTTATATCTGCCAATATTCCAAGCCAATATCTTGATTGGGCCACCCGTAAGTATGTAAATGGTGATTATCTGCTGGAAGACATCGGTAATGTGCGCGATTTCTTGGAGAGTTTCGACAGAATCAAGCGCGGGCTGGAAAATAAAGATATTGGCCAATTTAAGACGTTCCAAGCTTTGAAGGATTTAATACGCAAGGTCGATGGTGATGAACGCGATAATATGGATAAGTATGTAGCCCAAGCACGGGCTGAGACCGAGTTCATATTTAAAAATAATAAAATTGAGGTGGTGTCCCCCAAG